CCCTTATCTCAGACGGAAATTATGTTTACGTCGGAGTAAGTGACTCGACCAACCTGGCCACAGCAACAAGTGTCCAAGGCACTGTCAATAGACCAAGGGTAGTCAAGATTGATGTCACTGGAAATTCCGGTGCAGGCAGTATTGATGCTACGTTTGTGCCATCACCCAACCTTGGCGGAAATTCTACCGGTGGTATCTCTATAGGAGCAATGGCTCAGGATGTTAATTATTTATATCTGGGAGGAAACTTTTCATTTCATAATAACGTATCTCAGCCCAGAATAACTAAGATTAATAAATCTAACGCAGTAATTGCCGCTGACTGGGTAGGAGGAACGGGATTTGATAATACAGTCTTGGGCGTGGTTGTGGGGTCAAATGGTAGTCTTTACGCAACAGGACTTTTTGCAAACTATAAAGGAGTAAGTACCTCCGGTCAGATTGTAAAACTAAATGCCCAAGGAACTAGGGATACAGGATTCACCTCGTCAGTATCAGTAACTGGCGGTGTAATTAATATAGCTGAATATAACAGTTCTCTATACGTGGGTACTCAGTATAATACAGCAACGGCTGCAACATCTACGGGCGTACTGAAAAGCACCAACCTTACCACTTTTACTAAAGATGCCGCATTCCTGACAAGTACAGGATTCGGTACGACTGGTACACAGGGTAGGGCCTTTGTGGTCGGCAGTAATTTGTTCCTGACCTCCAGTGGCTCTACTTCTTACAAGGGCAGTGCCGCCGGATTCAGTTGGGCAATTTCTACGGCAACAGCTGAAGAGACGGCCCTGATTTCTAGTGACAGCATTTCTCCAACCGCAACACTGACCTCCTCTACTGTAGCTAACGCTGGCAGTACGAATAGCTCAGAGGTTCTCATGTCAGTTACCTTCTCAGAGAATGTGACTGGCCTGGTGGTGGGTGCCCTGTCTCTTAGTAATTGTACGGTTGCAAGTATCAGTGGCTCAGGCAGTAGCTATTCCTTTACCGTTGTACCCTCTGGACAGGGCGCTGTATCAGTCACCCTTCCAGCGGATTCGGCGGACGATTCCGCAGGCAATGGTAATCTTGTAAGTAATACCTACAGCTTTACCTACGATACGGTATCTCCTACGGTGTCGGTTACCTCTCCGGATGTAGCCTACTCCGCTAATTCTGGGGCCGCCTCAGTTAACATGTCCTTTACTTTCTCTGAGTCTGTAACCGGATTCTCAGCGAGTACCCTGTCTCTGACCAATTGCTCGGTATCCTCTTTCAGTGGCTCAGGCAGTAGTTACTCCGCAGTGATTACTCCTACGGCCCCTGGACTGGTGCAGGTAACTGTTACGACGGCACAGGACGTGGCAGGAAACTTCTTAGTAGGTCCAGGACAGCTGTTCTCCTACTTCAAGGTTGTACCAGCGGTAGTGTCTCAGACATCTGTGGCACGCAATCAGCTTCTGGATATGGCCCTCAGCACGCCTGCCCTGGTATCAGTATCCGCCGTCCCACTCGTTCAATGGAAACGGGTGTTGGCAGTATATACCTCTCCAGGAAAGAAGAAGGTAGTAGTCAGCTTCAAGTTCGCAGTAGGAGTGGCTGCGCCCGGCAGATTCCTAGCCAGGATTACAGGACCAGCCTCTTACCTTCTGTCAAAGATGATTATCATCAAGATAGGTGGACATGGAGTTGTTATACAACGCGCTGATTTCCCTACAGTTTCTGGTATGGATATTGATGTAACCTAATCTATTGGGGGGGTGGTCGAAAGGCTGCCCCCCTCTTTTTACAAACTCCCTTCCATTTCCGTAATATCCCTGTTATAATACCCCTGCAACCTCCTTCTAGGATTTCATCCCAATGAACGCATGGATTCCCCGCCTAATCTCCCTCCCCAATGCCCCCGTAGTGGGAGCATCCGCCACCAATACCCCTATCAGTAGCACATTCACCATCACAGCCGGGGGCAGTACCAGTATGGTCCTCGCCATCAGCGCCAGTGCGGTGACAGCGGGAGCGGGTATCACCGCCAAGCTCAGGACCAGGATAGGCCCACAGGTGGCCGTGGATAGCAAGACCGTGGCCATTACTGCTAACGGAATAGTCTATATTAAATTGAATGTAAGCATAGCGGCTGACCAAACCTACCTCCCACTGCTCTCTATCGGAGAATTAGTGGTGACCACAGGCGCGGGTAGTGCCGTCACTATCGACGCGGCCTGGGTCATTCAGGAAGACTAAGATGCAGGACCCACGGCAGCTGGCCGCCGCAGTTAAACGACTGCAACGGCTAGAAATGCAGGAGTGTTTTGATGCTGCTCGCAAGGGGAGTAGGCCCAATGACGCCCAACAGGCCGTTCTCGATGACATCGGAATTATTTCTCACAGATATGTAACCGCCGGTAATCAGTCTGGCAAATCCCAGTTAGCTGCCCGTGAGGTAGCCTGGGTTCTCACTGAAACTCACCCAAAATGGAAACGTCCTAAGGACTGGGGAGATGCCCCACTCCAAATTCTGGTAGTCGGTAGGGTAACTAAGCAGGTAGAGGAGGTCTTACACCGTAAGATTATCTCTTTCCTAGAGCCGGACTCCTACCATGTTCAGCGCCAGGGCGGTGTTGTCCAAAAACTCACATATAAGCCAACTGGGAGTACAATAATCTACGGCTCCCACCATAATGAGAAAGAGGCCCAGGAAAAACTCCAGGGTTTCGTGGCTCATTACGTCTGGTTAGATGAGATGCCAGGCAGTGTCAAGCTACTAGAGGAGCTCCATCGCAGGGTCCAGGCCCATAAGGGGTACTTCTTATCCACCTTTACCCCCAAGCAAATAAATAGAGATATTCAAAGACTTATCGACCTCTCGGACGGCCATAACGCCAAGAAGTATCAGTTCAGGATGTTCGATAATCCCATCTATACCGATGAGGATAAGCTCAAGATTCTTTCCTCCCTTGCCACCTACTCAGATGCCTACAAAAACACAGTCCTTTCAGGCGACTGGCTGACTGGTGACGACATGGTCTACTTCTTTAATAGAGAGAGCATGGTAACTGACCCCCCAGGTTACTCACCTGGCTGGCGTCATGTGGAATCAAGCGACCCCGCCACCAAGAGTAAGTTCGGATTCACTATCTGGGCCGAAGACCCCGCTGACGGGATATGGTACTGCGTCAGGGCAGACTATATCACGGGCATTTTCGTACCATCCGACCTGGTTAAGGAGGTTCAGAAGAGAACCGCCGGGCTTAATATAGTCAGGCGTATCTGCGACTCAGCTAACCCCTGGTACGCGGCTACCGCCGCCTCAATGGGGCTCACCTATATGACACCCTACCGTAAGAATGACCGAAAGGCCGAGCTTATCAAGGGACTGCAATCCGCAATTGGCCCCCGTATCCGGATATCCAGCTGGTGTACTGACCTGGTGGACGAGTTCGAGACATGCCGCTGGTCAGAGACGGGCGCTAATAAGATTGTTAATAGCAGCTCCTTCCATCTCCTTGATAGCGCACAGTATTTCGTGGATTGTATGCCGAAGTACGAGGGAATTACCGCGGGTCTCTCCTGGCAGGCAGAGCTAAGAACGGCTAATGAGCAGCGCAAAAAAGACAATAAACTAGCAATGCAGTTATCCTCTAATAATAGAAAATACTGGAAAATCACAAGGGGAAGAACCAGATGGTAGAATTTCTAGTAGCCATACACCTGGCACTTCCCGTAACTGCCCTCCTCCTACTGGCGGTCAGGGCCGAGAAGAAAAAAATACAGATAGAGAAAAAGAAACTAGCCCAGCTTTTAGTTATTGCTACACGAGGAAGGAGGACTCTATGAAAATAAAAATATCTATTCTCAGCCAAAAGGCCCCGCCAACAGTAGAAGAAACTCATTGCAAAGCCCCGTCATTAGATGATAAAATCGAATATGCACTGGAGTGTATGGCGGCTGATGTTAATAAAGAACAGGCAGTAGAGTTTCTGCAAAAGGTTTATCACCATATCTCCTGTCAGCATCCATATACCGAGAAACACTCGGCAATGATGGAAAAACTATCGGCAGTATTCGGTGATTACGGTATTAATTTCAAAGAACAAGAACAAGAGCAGGACTACTAATGGCTAGGATAATTATCTGGACGCCTGAACAGGCCAGTCAAGAACTTTATAAAAGATTGTCCTTTTGTATAGATTCCCGTAAGACCTTTGAGAGTCAGTGGCAGGAGAATGAGACCACCCTGTTCAATACCAGGGGAAAGCCATCAGGTCCGGGCGTATCCGTATCCTTTGAGTCCGAGATGCAGGTAGGTATCTCTGATGTGGATAGCAGTAATCCTAATGTCGGTGTCAATTACGCCTTTAAGAATACTAGACTAATTCACTCCCAACTATCCGCCAATCCACCAACGGTAGTCACCCGTCCTACGAGCAATGACCCATCTGACCGCAGAAAGGCGGACGCCGCTGACCGGCTGATACGATTCGCTATCCGTAAGTATCAGATGCAGGAACTATTTGACCAGGCATCCCTTAATACCCTTATCTATGGTACGGGTATAGTAAGGACGGTATGGGACCCGGACAAGGGAGACATCGTAGACTTTGATGAGGCCTCCGGAGAACTGACCATGGAGGGTGATATTGATTTTACGGTACCATCTCCCTGGGATATCTATATTGACCCGGACGCTACCCGTATAGAAGAAATAAAGTACATGTTCGAGCGCATCTTTATGCCCTATGATGAGGCCCTTTACAGGTTCCCTGAGCATAAGGACACGCTGGATAAGTACAGGATTACGGAGGAAACTCGTAGGACTGAGTACGGCACTAATAGAAACTTTAACGATAAACGCTACGATGTGGTAGAGATTTATCAATACTGGGAGAAGGGCCTGCCATATAATGGTATGATTGGCCGCTTCTGCTTCATGACCAGGAATGCCGAGCTGCTCACTGATGTCGCCCCTAACCCAATGCGCTTTAGTTCCCCTAAGAATCGGGGCGTTGAGGGTATGGGAGAGATGTCCGATAAGCCGATGCCATCCAAGGCCGTCCTCCCCTACCACATCTTTACTGATATCGACATGCCAGGCGCTGTCTGGGGAAAGGCCGTAGTATCCTACGAGACCTCCCTGCAAGAGACCTATAACAAGATGTTTAACGTGATGCTGGATAACCTCCACTCTCACGGGGTCGCCAGAATGATACTTCCCGAGGGCGCAGAGATTGCCGACGGCGCTATCACCAATAGTCCCTGGGATATTATTAAGATTACCGGCAATCAGCCCCCACATTTCATGGAACCAATGCCACTGCCAGCCGCATTTCCTCAGCTTATTCAACAGGCTAAACAGGGGATTGATGATATGGCTGGCGTTAACGAGGCCATGTTCGGGCAGCAGTCCAGGGAGCAGTCCGGGTTCCTAATGCAGTACGCCACTAATCAGGCCAACCTAATTAGGCACCGCCTCTTTAATAAGTACGTAATGATGACCGAGAGTGTATACAGATTCTACCTTAACCTAATTCGTAAGTATTGGGA